GCGATACATCTAGGATTTGGCCACAATATAGCTCGTAGCACAGAACAGGAAGTCAATTTTCATGCATATAACTGGATACCCTCAACAGACGACCCCATAGGACGCAAAGCCGATTTAGATCGCAACCAGAAATACATGGAACGTGCCTTACAAGTAAGAGACAAATTGATAAAACAAGGAAAGAATATAGCCGTAACTTATTGCGTATGTGGAGCTGAAACCAATTGCGATTGTCTCCCCGACAATGCGACTAATCGAGACAGAAACAGCTCAGCTGCTGGCCACCAAATAAAAAGATATGGTTATAGTATTGACAGTTTTTATTACCCCGGTGTCGTAGAAGGAGTAGAAAAACGCCTGATCGAAGGGAAAATGGAAAAATGTTATATAACAGGGCATGTATTCGCAGACGGCATACACAAGACCACCCTTGGCGAAGCAGTCATTGATACACAGAGCAAACGAGACCACGTCACCTTCACAGTCCACGGCAATTCAACTCCATATACTCATGCACCCTTATGTAGCAACTTATTTTATCTTCGCCCACACAATGTAGAACAGGTGCATAGTTATTCCAAAGTAGTAGATGGGTACAAACACACTTTCATTTGGGAACCCGTAATTACGTTACCACTAATGGAAAAAGAACATCATTACGGGCTTTTCCGTCTAACCAAGTTGGATAGCGCCAAAATCGAGCCTACCCCCACACCGCCGCCCCGTCAATTAAATAGGCTAACAATCGACGTTAACCCCAGTTTTCCAGAATGGGACAACGCCATCACTTACAAGAGCACTGGGCTATTATCCTTCTTCAACCACCTAGCGAGCCACAAGTTAGTCGACGATATGCTTGAACTTCGAGTAATGGCAGGCCAGACTAGTTCAAAACTCTCATCTTATTTCCACTTCGAAAACGCTTATATTTACCACTGGCAAGCAGAAACCGGTAAACTCTTTGAACAGGATCAGCTCAACCTTTACAAGAAGAACGCTGACTTTATGATACCAACAACGACTTTCATGAAAATCGTGGCCAAAGTACCCAACGTTTATAAGCCTGAAAGCCTTTTATCCACGCACAGATACATAATGAACGAGGTTCTAAGCAAAGCTGAAGTTGATAAACACAGCCCCGAAGCCAACCTATGGGTCAACACACAAGACGTCACACCTTTAGTTATCCTAGCGTACCAATACGTAGCCGAACAACGCATGACCCTCGTTGAAAACTTTACAAATAATGCTGCAATTAAAAACGGCGCATCAGTCCAAGCAATCGAGAGCTACATCGCCCGCCGCCAAACCCCCTACAAACCAATCCGCGAAATGTTCGTCAGGTTACTGGCCGCAATGAAGTTAAGTCTTGTCACCTTTTGGGCATTTTTCGACATGCCAGAGTTGCCAGACGTACCAGAGGTGCCCGACTTCAACACCCACAAGCATGCCTGGAGTCAATGGTGGACACAACAGAAAAATACTTTCGCCAACTGTTGTAAACGCAGTCAAAAGAAGAAACTTACGCCCCAACAGTACGCCACAGTTAGCAGCGACTTCTCATATTTAGAAGATATAGATAACGAAATCCCAGTGGTATTTCAAGACATCGAAGAACCAGGGCCTCAACATCAACCATCAGTAGTCTATCTAAACAACAATATGTTTAAATGTGTTTTTCACACAATTGTCCGGGCTCTTTACACTTTCAACCCGACATATTTTAAGAAGCACTTGTTAAAAGATTTTAGCTACGTTCTCCTTTTAATTTATTTCATTTTATTCGCTTTCGTTCTGACTCCGGCCACTCACTTACCCCTACTGTTCAACGTTTTCGTACTACTGGCTAAAATCACAGTGATTATGCAAGCTCTTTACTCCCCAAGCAAAATTAAGGTCGTCTTACTCGTCATCTGCCACCTATTACTAAGAGAATGGTTCACTGCGCTCTCAATATTCTTCATAAGACTAGACGGTGCCCGCATAATACTAAAATACCTCACCCACAACCAATTGGGATATGCCGTAATAATTTTGGCTTCTTTTTTTAACCTTTGTAAAAAGCAAATCTTTTTATGAAACCATAGCGGCTACTTGCACTCCAAACAACTTAGAACCATTTTTACATATTCTTAAAAACGTTCCAGTATGGCAAGGCTTAATACTCAGATTGCCGTCATTCGTCCATTGCGACGCAAAACCTAACAGAGGAGACCGTTTAATCCAGAAAGCCCCAATCTTCCGCGGATTTATGCACAACAATCGCCCCAGAAAATTACACAGATGCAAGAAAAATGGATTAGAAGCAGCGTCGCGCCAGTTCACCTGCAAAGTTCGTCCTGATGAAAAAGTCGTCTCTTTACTAACCCCAATAGTCTCCGATGTCATAAAGATTTTAGAAAGCAAAGAGGTCAACTTCGACACTTTCGAACAATATATGGAGAAGTTCCCTACTGGACAAAGAAACAATTATTTATCTGCCATACAGAGTTTGAAAGACGAATTAGGATTCGATCCCAAGAAATATCAAGCCAACCCAAAGATCGATGAAAAACTCTGTTTCCTGGACCACATCTCCAAAGTTAAAGCTCGCAACATAACAGCCCAAAGCGATGCCGGTAAAGTTCTATTCGGTTATTTCACTCATTTAATAAGTCAAATGGCAAAAAAGAATTTAAAATGTTACGGGAGCGGCCTTAACACCACACAAATCTCAGCACGCATCAACAAATATAAAACAATCAACGGCCAATACAGAGTTTTCTGCGTCGACGGTTCCGCTTTTGATTCAACACAACACAAAAGTATCTACGAAACGGTTAACGTGCCCATATATCTACACTTTCTTCCCAGGCTACAACACCTACTTCCCGATTTCATTCCCCTACCTTTCTTAGAGGCAATCATCCGCGAGACCACCCAAACCGTTATTTTGAAAGATAATTCGGGCGAAGTATACATTAAATACGTCATATATGGCACCCAAGCCACAGGAAAGATGGACACCACCCTAGGTAACACTCTCAGAAACATAGTTTACATAATATTTATTGGCACACGAGCTGGTCTTACTTACAACTTAGTCAGGAAAGACTTCTTTTTCCTCGCAGCTGGCGACGACACTTGGATCATGCTAAAAACCATCCATTTAGGTCCTTTCAAAAGCGCTGCCCTCAATTACGTTTACCACCACGAACCCGACAAGGAAGTTATTTTTGGACTTGGACAGGTGGCAAGATTATTCGACATCTCAAAAGAAGTTAACGGCACTGAATTTTGCAGCAACATCATTTTAGAAAACGTGCAGGGTGGAATTGGAATGGTGAGGAAGATTGACAGAGTTTTGCAATTAGTTTCCTGGACCATGAACAATCCGAAAGGGAAAGACGGCGCCATTACATTACTAAATAAGGAGCTAGCATGGCAAGAGGGAATGAACTTGAGATTCACCGGCGTTAAGGTTTACGATGCACTTTCAAATATGCTACTGAGACTAGGACAACGACCCGGCACTACCAATTCGAATCATCTAGACGCGGAGGCAAGAGAACGAGCACACAGCATCCAACTAGGGAACGAGAATACAAACTGCCTTGACTCTGCCTTTCGAGAACATTATTTCAAAACCCATGGGATTTTCCCCGAACAATGGGACGTCCTGATAGAACAAATGAATGCAGCTCTAGATATTTATGAGATTATCCACAGCGATCTGATCGATCTTTTACACAAGGGCGGTAAACCCACCAACAATTGGTATGTGGCAGACCAAGTAGACATAGTCACTATGAACAAAAACGGTGTAGTGGAATTTGAAAGCAACCCCTTGGACACCCGTTTTTTCGATACTATTTACCACACCTGTTAAAAACAGGACTTAGATCAACAGCCATAACGGAGGCATTGATTTTAAAAACATTACTGTAAATTTGTATAATATATAAATAGTGCTATTAATAATAATAAACTGGACCGGGCTTTCAACATCCAGGTCCGTATCTGCGGTATAAGGGTTGATACGTAAGGACGCAAGTACGAGGAAGGCCATCCCCGTACGGTTATGATACGAAGGGCCAGGCACACTTTGCGTGCCTCAC